TGGTCTGCTAATGGCCAGGTAATGTAGCCACCTTTACCATCTGGCCATGTCTCAGCCTGGCGCTTGTGGTAATGGCAATAGGCACGTGTAGCACCCTTTGATTTAATCGTGACTGACACGGTGATGATCGTGGCAATAGGCACGCACTTGTCGCTAAAGCTCCAGGTCTGTGTCTTAGTGTCAAAATTGCCAAACTCAGATTTACAGTCGGTGCAATATGTACCAGTAGGTGCAGCCTTAATCATTTGCTAACCGCCTCACGTGCGCGGCGCTCGCCAATGCGGATGCCTACTGCTCGCCCGGCCTTGTGTCCATCTTTACGGCCTGCAGCTACTCCCAAGATGTAAAAGATTACTGCCGTACCTAGCATGGAAAATAAAACCCATGCCATCATTTGTTCGTTTAACATAGTGTGATCCCTTGATAATCAGGTAGCCCTTTACCACCTTTTGTAAAAGGGTAAAGCGCACTACCGACATAATCAAGTACTCGGCGTATTTGGCGGCGTGTCGTCTGGGTCTTTAGGCTTGGACTTTAGGCCGTTGCCTGCCAGCACACCGCCCAAGCTGCCAGTCAAAAATATGGTTAGCGTTGTAAGCAGGTCGATAAACGCTCGATCGTTGGGCGCTTGATTTGAAATAGGCTGAGTTACAAATATCAGCGCGTACAGCATCCCAAATACACTAAAGGCAAATACCAGGGCAAGCGTGCAGCCAATAAACACGATAAGCCTGGCGTGTAGCTGCTCAGGCGTTAGGCGCTTCATATACGTCTTTTGGTAGTAGGTCTTTGGTGCATGTACCCACCACTTCGCAGGCAGGTGGTTGGCAATTAGCTTCGCCCCAGTTTTCGTATTCTTGGCACTCATACCTTACCCATCCCTGATAGCTGCAACCTGATAGGAGCAGTAGCAAGGCCACCGCCCCTACCAGTCTGCGCATTACTTTTTGCCTACACCAAACTCTTTTGCTTTTGGATCGATAGCCTTTAGCGCCGGGCCGATTAAGGCTGCGATAAACGCGTTAGCTAGTGTGCGTGGATCGGTAACACCTGCCATGTATAGCGCTGCAACGGCTGCCGCAGCTGCTCGGCCATAACTTAGTGCCATCGCTTTTAGTTGTGCTTGCATTTTTATCTCCTAAGCGCCCTTAGTTGATCTGACGTAGCACGAACAGCGTAGCCGTGCCGCTTGATGTCATGGCATATAAGGCGCTGTGATCGCCTACCATGAGCGTTAGTTTGTCACCGTTATCTAAACGGTAGCCATTGGTGGTGCTTAAATCTGCACCGCCTAGATAAATCGTGCCGCTGGCGCTATGCAGGTAAGCCATCTGGTCACCTATTTCCTCAGGCACGACTATCTGCGCGCTGGTTGTAACGGTAAATTGTTGTGATTTAGGCATTGGATAACCCCAGTTTCTTAGCTAGTGCGATGGCCTTCTCCTGGCTTATTGACACCTCGAAGTGCATCTCATCCTTACGGTTACGGTAATCGCCGCCCCAGGTTAGGCCGTACTTCTTGGCTAGCGCTCGGATCATTGGCACCTTTTCTAATGGAAAAGTACCTACTTTGCCTAATGGGTGCTGTGTGGCATTTAAGTCGATGGCTGTACCTGAGCTGTGGCACGATAATTTGTCGGTGGTGCCACGTACCATGCGGAAAGCGTAAGCCCAGTCATCTAACTTACCTTCATCGATCGGTTCGATCAACTCATGGAAGTCCGCTGCAAATGCAGCTAATAACTCACCCGCACCCGCAGCGCATCTAATCCTTAGGTTAGTACCTTTGACCGGGTAAGGCTTTACGTTTATCTCTGCTTGGTCTTTACTGGCAGGCCAGCCGTTATAACTTTTTAGCATTTAATTCGCACCTCTGGCAATTCCATTTGAAAGAGTCATTTAAAAATAATTCTTTATGACCACACTCAGGGCGTGGTGCAATAAAAGCATCTGCATCTGGGTCGTAGGTGTAGCCGATCCCTGCGTAGTTATAGCGAATTTTGGCATTGTAAGAAGTGCGCCTGCATACTTGGCCTTTAAAATTGCCGTACCAAGTCTCAGGGTCTAGCCCTTCGATTAACTCGGTTTCATCAATGCCAGTAATTACTTCGGTAACTATATTATTAGTTAAAAACGCATAGTGTGCCATTATGAAAAAGTCACCGTTCCTGTTCCTGCTGTAAATGTAAAAATCTTGAAACCACCAGAAGTTGTATTAGATGAAGTTAATCCAGCGCCAACGGATAAAGAAAAATTGCTAGGAAACTTTAAAATTACAATGCCAGAGCCGCCATTACCGCCGTTTGCTGATGCGCTTTGATAAGATGCACCGCCACCGCCACCGCCGGTATTTGCAGTACCCGCTATACCAACATTGTTACCACCTGCCGCGCCAGCATTTCCGCCGCCGCCTGCTCCGCCTGCTCCGCGTGTGCCACCTTGAAATGTACCACCACCGCCACCGCCTGCGTAAGTTACAGATGAGCCGCTTATCGAGTTAGCCGAACCAGCACCGCCGTTACCGCCAACCGTTGATGTTCCATTAGTTCCAACCGCTCCTGCACCGCCACCGCCGCCTGCGCCATAATTTCCGCTAGTCGCGCCAGAACCGCCTGCGTTACCTTGCCCAGATGTACCTGCTGCACCAGCATCGGCTGATCCACCACCGCCTGAGCCTCCTACCGCGCCAGTTCTAGGCGGTATATCGTTGCCACCGCCACCGCCGTAGGTCGAAATAATTGTAGAAAATACAGAGTTATTACCATTACCTGCTGAGTTTGCTTGACCAGATGCAATTCCTGGGCCACCTGCACCAACGGTTAATTGATAACCGCCAAAATTTAGTCCGGATATTGTTGCTGTGCGATAACCGCCAGCACCACCACCACCGCCATAGGTTGATCCACCACCACCACCGCCAGCTACTACTAAATATTCAACATTTAGTGCAGGAGGTGGAACATTTAATAATCCACTAATTAAATTAGGTATCACTATGCGATCGCTCCCACAACGTACCAAGTATCTGTACCAGTTTTAATACAGGCTGCTGATTTATACTGGGCTAGCGTTGGACTAGCTGCAACCGACCCGGCACTTAGTACCGTAGTAGTGCCAGGTGTAACCGCTGAGATGGTTGTAACACCTACGCCGATCGATAGCACGGTAAGCACCGTACCAATAGGAAAAGCAGTAGTGGCATTAGTAGGCAACTTAAAGGCTATGGCTGTGGCTTTATTCATTAAAAATATCTCTTGGTAGTTATCGTTAGTAGTCGCTGTGTAGTCAGCGGTCTGTGTCACTACGTCAAATTGTACGAGGCTGTTCATCGTAGATGAGGTCAGCACATCCCCGGTGACTGTTGGGAACCCTGAAATGGCCATATCTGTCTCCTTAGTATGAAAGCGTGTTAGTGCCTAATACGCCGTATTGCGTAGAATTTAAAATGAACGCATCGATAATAGGCTCTAGCGTTGTAAATTTTACCTGCCATTTATTTGGTTTGATAGTCATAGCCACGCCAAATATCTGCAAGGTTTTTACCAGGCTAGATGATCCAGGCTGGCTAGTGGTTACGGTTATAGGGTCAAAAAAATCTAGGTCAAGCGCAGCTACTATGCCTGAGTCGTAGTTTTCTGTGTAAAGGTCAAGGGTTAGCGCATCGCAGCGCACGGTGGTCTCGGCACGGCTAGCCACGTAAGCGCGGGCATAATCTAGCGCCACGGCATCGGTCTCCATCAGCAAATTGGTCTGTGTGTAGCTGTGTAAAAAATACTTGGCAATGCTGGCAGCATTACTATTTTGCTGAGTAGTACCGCCTGATCTTGTGATATTTGCCTGGTTATATACGAGCACGTCATTTAGCACCCATTGGGCATCAAAGTATTTAATATCGCCGCCTGTATCGGTAAAGACTGTAGGCGTAGCGCCTATGCTGCTAGATGTTAGCGCTCGATCCTGAAATACAAATGAGCCACTAGCATCGACATAAAAAGAACCGTACTCGCTGGTTGCTACGGTCTGGCAAGCAGCCAGGGTAGTGCGCTGTGTGCCAGGATCGGCCTGCATTGTGGTCAGCCCGGCATCCACGTCACGCATCGATGCTGGCCATGCCACCTGGTCTAGCAGCTTATTAATACGAGTGCCGCTTAACTGCCCTGCCG